TCTGGGTGTTTGCCGACTTCGTGGTCGGCGTCTGTCGCGATGTCTTTAAAGCCTCGGACTGCTTGCCCGTCTGCTTGGGAGAAAAAAGGGCGCATGTATACGCCCGAAGCTACGTCGTAGATTGTGTATGCGTTGAGTTTCATGCTGTTTCCTTGTAGTTGTTGTAGTTTGCTATTTTGATAAGTTGCCGGCAGTTCCAGCAGTAACTGCCCATTATGAGTGGATGTCTCCACAAGTATTTTTCTTCTGTGTTTCTATCGCCGCGGTGTTTTGGACCGCAGCAATGCATTTTGCGTTTATATTTGCTTTCTGTTCTCCAATCAAGATTGTCCATGTTCGTAGCCTCTTTTCAGTGTTTTTATTTGTGCTTTTTTGACTTTGTATTTGTCTTCTAGTCTTCGAGCAGTGAAGTCTCCACTTTTGGAATCGTGGAACTCTGCTCTAGCTTTCTTAACCTTTCTGTAGGTGTCTTCGTCTTGTTTTTTGAGTAGCGCGTCATAATATTTAGGTACGCTTTTATAGACGCCTCGCCCGGGTACCGGACATTCGTCTGATGGATAGAAGTCCGTTTTGTATTTTTCATAGAACGTTTTTCCTATTCCGGGTTTTAGCGACATGGTTACGTATTCGGGTTCGAGCTTATACAGCTCGCCTGTCTCGGTATTAACTCGTCCGTAATGGTCTTCGGCTCTGATGCCAGTGATCTTTTTCATGATGTACCTGGCAGTGTAGGCCGCTGTTTCGTAAGTGAGTTCCCCGAGGGTGCAAAAGCCTTTGCCCCATATGTCTGCTAGCGTGTCGCTGGTGTAGGTAATAATCCCTTCCTGGTCTTTGTATAGTTCTCGGTCATCGAAGTCGATGCCGAATAGGCAGGCGTGGTAGTGAGGCCTGCTGAGTTTTTCTCCGTATTCTCCGCAGTGGAAATAACGGATTTTTTTATCTGGATAGCGCCTCCTGAGTCGCTTCATAAATTTTTGGAAGTGTTCTTTGTTCAAGCTGCCGTCTCGCGGCAGGTGTTTTGGGTCGTAGGTCAGCGTTACGAAGGTATTTTCTTCGTGCATCTCCGCTTCGTGTACACAGCGCGCTGCCCATTCTTTTGATTTGTCGATACGACATCCCATGCATTGTCCGCATGCTACGTCGATCGCTTTACCGGCCTCGGACATCCGTCTAAAGACGATGCCGTGATCCGGATGCTCAAAACCTTTTAGCGGTGAATAACATGTCATTCGGGGTCGCGGTGAGTTTTAAACATTGCATCCAGGAACTGGTTGTACTCTCGACCGGCCAGCTTATCGCGTTTGCGATATACGGCTACGCCTTTGCCGGTGTGTTTTTTGTTCCTGGTGAAATGCAGATTCACGTTGCGACTATTACGGCCGCGACGCCGGCTCATAGCCTTATTCCGCCTCTGGCCATAGTGACTCGGTTTTTCGGGTGCTCCTTCATGACGCCTTTGACGAACATTTTTGAGGAGCGTTTTCTGCTTAACATTTTACGTCTGCGCATTTTCTTCCCTTTTGGTCAGTTTTAATTTGGTCCCCTATGAACGGGGACCGGTGACAACCCTTTTTAGGGGGTGGGGTGTCACCTGTGCAGTATACATCAAGTAAAGGATACTGCACAGGGTCCGTGGTGCCCTCCAGCGAGGGCTTTTCTCACGGTGTAGGCTCCGGGTCTACCGGAGCGGGTTCAGGCTCCACAGGCGGCTGTGAGCCTGTCGGACGGACGTTTGGCAACTGAGTGCCGGGTTTTGCTAACTCCGGGAGTTTTTGTGCCAAGTCGTCCTTATTTTCTGGATCGTTAACGAATTCAAAGAATCGTTCGGGGCTGTTCGAGAACTCTCTCCGGACTTCCGCCGGGAGTTGTTCGAACATGCTGTTAGCTCTGGCGATCTGATTTTGAGCGGTTTGGAAATCAAATCCGCTGAGGTCGCCGTATTGTCCTCCCCACTGTTCCAGGTGGGAGAGGGTTCCGCTGCGGGCATGCCTTGCGATTATTTTGTTGACATCGGTCTGATCCTTAAAGGATTGTTTCGTTCGACCGTCTGAGTATTCTTTCGGTATTTGCGTGAGTCTCACGCCTTCGTCGTTTGTCATGAAGCTCATTGTGATTTTGACTCCCTAAGGTAGTGATCGAACAAGCGTTGTGCTTGTTCTTTTGATGGGTATTTTCCAAATCTGATGTAATGTTGTTCAAGATCGTATCGGGTATTGTCCAGGGCGAAGCTGAGGTGTGTTCTATACTCGTCCCTGGGTAATTGTATTTCTTTAAGTGCGTTGTCTATTGATGACCGAGGTACTTGTTTTGCTGAGTTTGGTCTTGCTAGTTGTCGGTTGGTTCGTGTTGACATCGAAGTGCCGGGTTGGTTTCGTTTTGAGTAGCCTGACGCTATGTCTGATAGCTTTGTGGTTGCTTTATCTATAACTGAGCCTGCGCCAGCGCCTATTTTTGATGCCGGTTGTATTGCGTCTGCTTGTGCCTCTGTGAGTTTTGTCTGCGCCCTGATGTTTGCTATTTGTGCGGCTACTAGCCCGGCGTTGCTAACGCCTTCACCGAGTTGTTTTTTATCGTTTTCGAATCGTGCCTGGGCTCCGCCCGGCGTTGATGCCGGGCTTCCCAATGCCAGTATTCTATTAAGTCCTGCTTTGTCCAGGTCTTGTGCGGCCCTTTGGTAGGCCGTGTTACTCATACGTTCCTGAAACGCCCTGTTTAATGATGCTTGTCGGGCGTTTGCCTGATTGGCGTCGCGTTGTCCGCGAGCGCCTAGGAGTCCGCCGATAATCTGGGCGCCTCCTCCTATTAATGCTCCTAGTGGCATGTCTTTTCCTTAGAAGTGGTCTATTCCGCCTGGTACACCGTACAGCGGTAGTGGCCGTGCTGCTTTGATATCATGCCAGATGTCCGCGATGAAATGCGGCTCTGACGGGACTGCGATCGCATTGTCCAGTGGTGTTCCAGTGTTGCTTTGGATGAACGTATCGCCTAGCGATGGTCTGCTTGTAAATTCTTCCGACACTGTCCACGAGCTTAGACTACTAGCTGCTTCGGGACGCATGATGCCGGTTAGTTTACTGTTTTGGAATCGGTACTCGTTATACCGGCCTGTGTAGCCAAATACATCCAAGTTGGTGTCGTCATTGTCTGCATAGATTTCGCCGTTGGCAATTCCTTGTTCTCCGATACCGCTGAGGACGGGATAATAGAAGTCGTATCGAGTTTGCTTCGTCCAGTAGCGGTCCCAGCCCTGGGAGTAAGTGATATCACCTCTCGCGTTAACGAGGCACATGATTAATCCGTGTTCGACGAACGATTTTGTGAAACTGTGTTCGCCTACGCTGTATCCATAACCAGCGAGTGCGCCTTTTGCATTATCCGCCGTTGCTGAACTTGCGAACGTTGTCTGTGGTACCGGTGTAATACCTACCGTTTGGCTTCCTCCGCCAAGGTATACAGGGCGTTGAGCTGTGTAATCTGGGAATGTAACACCCCAATGCG